GAGGTTTACTTAGGCAGTATGCTTCTTTCTTCCCACTTTGGTTTCTGAATGGAACCGCTTTGTGTTTGCGATCCCGCGAGTGCAAGGTGGTCTTTTAGATCTGTCGCCGATACGTAGAGTACGGGGACATGTGTGCGGAGGTAGGTGATCTTACTCCTCCACATAGCCAATTTAGTTGTGTGACGTGGACTTTGTTCCATCTTTTTGAGTCTATACCTTGCCTTAGCGTTGATGAAGGGTGAGGTGCGGATCGCGTCCAGCATCGAGACAGTATTCTCAGGGGAGATCTCGGACCGTTTATTGTCCTTGATCCACTGTTTATACCCAGCTCGGTAATGGTGGCACATCAGTTTCTTTCCCCTCATGGCTTGGACGTTAGCTTGCCATTCTTTGCTGCATGACTTTGAGTCAGTTTCAGAGAATGAGAGCCAATCGGCCCATTTCTTGCCTGAGTGGATATTATTGATTGCCTTTACGTGATCCTCCCTCATCACTTCGACCAAAATGTCGTCATACCTCACTGCTCCTTTGCTCCATTCCGTTGTCAGTCGGGATCGGAGTGGTTCTAGTGTTTCTTTTAGATTCGCTGTTCCACTTTGGTTGGACAGTGCGAAGGGCCCTTTCAACAGGAAAGATTTGATCTTATTCTTAACTGTTTTCTCGGCCACACGCCCAGTCCCCGATCCGCCAAACGCAATGGGGCCAGACCCAAGCCCGTGGATTCGTGGGAGAGAGGCCAGTTTTAGCTGAGCAAGTTCTCGAACTTCTCGCCAATTTCTGCTCTCCCCTACGATCTTGTAGATGTTTCCACGCGCATCGGGTAGTAGGTTGCTCTCTAGTGGGTATGACTCTTTTATGGTCACGCTTTGGTTAGGTCTCTCCTCCGCCAACACCCCCTGCCCATTCACGCCGTTAATCTCGATTAACTTCTCGCAGAAGACACCCCTGACACCAAGGAAGGACTTCTTTTCGTTCAGGACTAACCCGAGCCGTTCGATCCATTTCTTGTATTTGTATCGTTCAGCTTCTGTCCAGAGGCCAATCAGGTCATCGCCACAGATCTCAAATGTGCCGTTGTCTGATGAAGCCTGGTATCCTGCGAAAGCGTTAAGTATCGAGAGAATTGTCCATGTGGTTCCTAGACCCATATGTTCGCCTCTAGTCGTTAGTTGGGGTTCCACACCCTCCTCTTGACTATGCAACATCATAGGTTCACAGCAACGCATGGCCACTTCGATTTCGTGATTGGGCACGCCCAGCCCTTCCAAG